ATTCTAAAGTTCAAGGAATTGCATCTTCAATTACATCATTTGAATCTTTTATTGATTTGGGAGCAACTTCAAAGGTTATTCAGGGATGGCAAGAAGATTTTGGAAAATTAAATTTTGAATTGCAAAAACTTCAAGATAATTTATATTATCAAAATTTCTCATATTCTTTGAAATCTAAAGTCGCATATGATGATTGGAATGATGTTGTTTCCTCTCAAAATCATACTTTAGGTTATAAAAAATTCTCTGATTATCAATTAGAAACTAGAAATGAAAATTCTATGTCTGTTGGACTTTCAACAAATTCCACAAATATGAACATAGTTAATAATATTGATGGTTTCGCAAGTTTAAATTGTGTCTATGGATTTGATATTGTAACTGAAAATAATCTTAATCAAAGTTCAAAAGTTGTATCTGACGAAATAGTTTTCTCTAATAGAATTCTTACTGATTATTTTGAATCCGTTGGGAACAGAGTTCTCTCAATAGATGATATTAGTAGTCAGTTTAATAGCAATCCAAGGGCAAATCCATTTAGTATAGTTGATACTTTTAGTCTAAGTGATGTTAGATCTCAAAAGTACATAACTTATGTGAGAGATAAGAGATATAATGCTCAAAGACAATTAATGATTGTTGACTTATTGCATGACGGATCTCGTGGATATTTAAATCAATATGGTAGAGTTGAAACTTATTATGATCAAGGATCATTTGATTTTGCAATATCTGGTTCTGATGCTCAACTACAGTTCTATCCAACAAGGTTCTCTGTTAATGATTATGACCTTAGCATTTTCTCATATAACCTAAATGATAATTTCCTTGGAACCGGCACAACAAGTATTGGTGGAGTTGCAACTATAGAAACAAAGAGTTCTCCTGTAACATCTGGTGTTACTACTACAATTGTTTCTATTGGCGATACTCATTCTAGTATTAAAGTTCTTGTTAATATAAATCCAGATTTAACAAAAAATGAAGAATTTGAATCAGTAGAACTGAATATTGTTCATGATGGAACAAATATTGAATTAATGGAGTACGGTAGATTAACTACTAATCTTGGAGGATATGTTTCCACAGGATTGGGCACTTATCATGCATATTTTAGTGGTTCTTCTGTTAATGTAGATTTTATCCCAAGTGCGGTTGGAATTGCCACTACAGGGGTTATAAACACTATTCAAGTAGGACTTGCTACTGATACAGTTACTGGTATTGGAACTATTGATCTTACAAGATCGAGAATTGAAGCCAGAACAACAAATATTTCTGCATCTGGAACTCCAGGTATCAACACTGTTGCAGAATATCCTAATAATTATGATTCCGCATATTTCCTAGCACAAGTTACTGATACTACTAATACCTCTACTCAACTTTCTGAAATTATTGTTGTTGATGATTATGTCACTGAAACTGAAAGTTATCAAACATATGATACTGAATATGGTGTTATAGAAACTGGTGCTGGATTGGGAACATTTGGGTCTAGAGTTTCTGCTGCTGGAACTGTCTCACTTGTCTTTACCCCAAGTTCAAGTATTGATACAGTAGTTAATGTTTATATGAATGCTTTGACATTAGATGAAGATATAACAAAAGCAAATGAAATTGATTTCACTAATGGATCAATTAATAGTGATCTAGGTTCTTATCAAGGAACAGATTCTGACATTAAGAGAGGATTTGAACTTTCTCATGAAAATCTTCCAATCTTTGAAAGATATTTTGAAGCAAATGATAGTGGTATTGTCAATATTACTAATAATAGTATTAAAATTCCCAATCACTTCTTTGTTTCTGGTGAAAAGTTAGAATATGTTCATGTAGGAACAGCATCCTCTGCTGTCGGTATTGTAACAACTAGTTTTGTTGGAACTTCAAATACCACTTTTCTTCCAGGAGAAAATATATTTGCAGTTAAAGTTGATGATAACGTTATTAAAATTGCTTCTAGTGCAGAAAATGCTCTGAAATCAATTCCTGAAGTTGTTGAACTTGAAAGTGTTGGTATTGGCACTTCTCATAGATTTGTATCAACTAATCAAAATGCAAAAGTTATAGTTGCTCTAGACAATCTTATACAATCACCTATAGTTTCTACGTCTCAAACTACAACACTTGCCAATCAAATGTTAAGTGTAGACAACCTATTAGAGTTTAGTGGGATTACGTCTTTCTTTGGATCTGATCTTATCCAGATTGGTGATGAAATTATGAAGATAGAAGGTGTTGGTATTGGTAGCACAAACGTTGTAAGAGTACGTAGAGAATGGATGGGCACAAGAATAGGAACTGCTGTAACTGGTGATTTGGTTACTAAAATTTCTGGAAACTATAATATTATCAATAATAAGTTAAATTTTGTTGAAGCTCCGTTTGGCAATACTCCTATAGGATCAACAACAAATCCACCAGATGAAAGAGACTGGACAGGTATTAGTACATCGTCCAGTTTCCAAGGAAGATCATTTATGAGGTCTGGTATTATAGACACTGCAAATGAGTCTTATCATAAAAACTATGTTTTTGATAATATTTCTTCCGGATTTAATGCAACTGAAACAGAATTTACTCTCAAGCAAAATGGATCTAACACACCTGGAATTTCAACAGAAGGTGCTATTGTCTTGGTTAATGATATATTCCAATCTCCAGGATTATCTGATCAATATACCTTAAGTGAGCAATCTGGAATTACTTCTATTACATTCCAAGGAACCAATACGACTCCATTGGGTCCAGACGTTGGAATCTCTAGTTATCCAAAGGGTGGTATTATCATATCTGTAGCATCAACTGCTGGATTTGGTTATCAACCACTAGTATCTGCTGGAGGAACTGCTATTGTATCTGGTCTTGGGACTATTTCTTCAATTAGTATAGGAAATAGTGGATCCGGATATCGTGCTGGCATTCAAACTGTAAATGTTGGAGTTGGAACTTCTAGTGTAGGTACTGGGAATATTGAATTTGTTGGAACTGCTAGTGTAAGTGGAGGCAATGTTGTTAGTATTACAATAACTAACCCTGGATCTGGATATACATCAACTAATCAACCTTTCGTAGTATTTGATGACCCACTTAGTTATTCTAATATACCATTAGAATATAGTTCTTCTTCTACATTAGGATTTGGAACACATGCAACAGCAAATATTGTTGTTGGTCAAGGATCTAGTATTATTGATTTTGAATTACAAAATAATGGTTATGGATATGGTAATGGTGAAATTTTAACAGTTGCAATAGGGGGAACAACTGGAATTCCAACCACATCATCTTATTCTGGAGATGAATTCCAATTGACAATTGATAAAGTTCATATTGATGCGTTTGCTGGTTGGTCATTAGGAACACTGCAAGTTTTAGATAGAGTTGATGAATTTATTGATGGGGTAAGAAAAGACTTCCCCTTAACTCTAGCAGGATCCATAGTTTCAATTGTTGCATCTAAAGGATCAAAAATTAATGTTGAAGATGTATTGCTTATCTTTGTCAATAATGTGCTACAAGTTCCTAATGTGGGATACACCTTTGATGGAGGAAGTAGTGTTGTATTTACCGAACCATTGAAGATTGGTGATACTGTAAATATTATTTTTTACAAAGGAAGTGGTGATTCCGATGTTATCTTTAGAAATGTTATTGAAACTGTGAAAAAAGGCGATACTCTGCAAATTAAGAGTGATAGATCAATTGGACAAGCATCATATCTTACTGAAGAAGAAAGAATTGTAGAGTTTGTTAAATCTACCAACACAGTTGAAACTAATCCATATGATGGTCCAGGTAATACAACTGATGTTAATTTGGAAAGACCTGTTGACTGGTGCAAACAAACTGAAGACATCTTTATTAATCAGATTGGTGTTGGAAAGGATAGAGAATTGTATGAACCTATTATTAATCCAAGTGCATATCTTATCAAGTCTGTTGGGGTAGGATCAACAGCAATCTATGTTGATAATTTAAGACCTATTTTTAATTCTCAAAATGAAAACGATACTGACTTGTCATTCCAGAAAAAAATTAAGTTTATAAGACAAGAAACCAAGACAGGTGCTGCAGCTACTGCAGTTATTTCTGGATTTGGTACTATCTCCTCTGTCGTCATCTCTGATGGTGGGGTTGGATATACAACTGCTACTGTAAGTTTTGGTTCAACTACTGGTGTTGGAACAACTACTAGAGCATTCGGTAACGTTACTATCAGTTCTGAAGGAACAGTCACAGGAGTTGCTATCACAAGTCCAGGTGTTGGATATACTTATACAAATCCACCTACAGTTCTTATTTCTCCACCTACTTATTCTGAAGAGGAAGTAACTGCAACTTCTTACTCTGGAGATAATGGAATTATTGTTGGATTTGGAACAACCGCTGTTGGTGTTGGAACCACTCAACTCATATTTGATATTCACATTCCATATGCTTCTCCATTAAGAGATTCTACAATTGCAGGAACTGCATTAACTATAAGTTCTATTAGTGCTAATGATTACTTTATTATTAGAAATTCTAATGTTGGACTTGGATCTACTTCCGTAACTTCTTTTGATTCCTCAGGTAATATTGTTGGAGTTGGAACTTCATTTGCAGACAATGTTTATCAAGTGTCCAACGCAGTATCCATTTCAACTAGTGTTTCTGGAATATCTACATATGTAAGAAGACTATTTGTCGAAGTTGATGATTTCGTATATGGATTCTCTGGAATAACAACTTCTGATAATTTTGGATCCTTTAGTTGGGGAAGAATAGATCTTACTGCTAGATCAGAATCTAATTCTTATAATTCTTATACTTTGAATGGAATTGGAATTTCTGAGGGAACTGGTATTTCCACATCAACATTAGTCACTAGATCAAATTCCTTGAAATTTAAAAATTACATTGTTTAATACCTGATAAATAAAGAAAAACTCTGTCCAAAATGGCTGCCATTATAACTGATCAGATTAGAATATTAAATGCAGGTAATTTTATTGCTGGCGTATCTAATGCAAGCAATTCTTATTATTCCTTTATTGGATTAACTAATCCTGCGGATTATCAAACTGATTGGGACTCTGATCCACCTGCTCCAAAGGACAACTTTAGTCAGGAGAACGATTATTGGGATACAATGATCGCATTGAAAAAAATCAATACTGATGATGCAAGACAAGTTGTTCCAAAAATAACATGGAGTTCAGGAACAACTTATGATATGTATAGACATGACTACAGTAGATCAAATACTGCTGCAGTTTCTGGAGCTACTAATCTTTATTCTAAATAGTGATTTTAGAGTTTATATTTGCTTACAGAATGGAACAAATCCTGATAATCTAGAAGGCAGACCATCTCTAGATGAACCAACTTTTACTGATTTAGAACCAAGATCTGCTGGAACAAGTGGTGATGGATACATTTGGAAATACCTTTATACTATTAAACCTAGTGAAGTTGTTAGGTTTGAATCAACAGATTTTATGCCAGTCCCAACAAATTGGTTAACTGGAACAGAAAATGCTGCTGTCAGAGATAATGCAGTTGATGGTGGAATAAAAATTGTAACTGTGACTAATAAAGGTGTTGGTCTTGGAACAGCAAATAGTGTATATACTTCAGTTCCAATTAGAGGTGATGGTAGTGGTGCAGAATGTACCATTGTTGTTGATGGCAATCAACAAGTCAGTTCTGTTATTGTTTCTAATCAGGGGTCTGGATATACATATGCAAATGTTGATTTAGTTGCTGGAGGAGTTCCAACAGGAACTACAAGACCCACTCTTGATGTTATTATTCCATCTCAAGGTGGTCATGGTGCAGATATCTATAGAGAGCTCGGTGCATATAATGTTCTTTTATATTCCAGAATTGAAAATGACAGCACTAATCCAGATTTTATAATAGGAAATCAGATTGCAAGAGTTGGTGTAGTTGAAAACCCACAACAATTTGGATCATCTACTATTCTCTCTGCAGATAAAGCAAGTTCTTTAGGTGCTGTAAAATTAGTTGGTGCTGGATACAGTACAGCAAGTTTCTCAGGAGACTCTTATTTTACTCAAACTGTTTCTACTGGAACAACTGCAGTAGGAAGAGTTGTAAATTATGATCAAACTACTGGTGTTTTAAAGTATTGGCAAGACAGGTCACTTGCAGGATTCAATACTGTAGGAACTGCACAAACTCAACCAACGTATGGATTTGACGTTACTGAGTTTTCTGCAAGTCCTGGAACTGGAGGATCTTTAGTGATAACTCCAACTACAGGTCAAGATTTATCAATTGACACTAGTTTTTCTGGTATAAGTACAGTAATAAATAATCGTACATACTACCTTGGTCAAACTTTTGACAATGGTGTTTCTAATCCAGAAGTTAAGAAACATTCTGGTAATATTATTTACGTTGATAACAGACCGTCTATAACACGGTCATCAAATCAAAAAGAAGACATAAAAGTTATTTTGCAGTTCTAAAGAATTATGCCCCAACAAACGAACCTCAATGTAGCTCCCTACTTTGACGATTTTGATGCTACTAATGATTATCACAAAGTATTATTTAAACCTGGATTTCCTGTCCAGGCTAGAGAATTAACAACTCTTCAATCTATACTGCAAAATCAAATTGAAAAATTTGGACAGCATTTTTTCAAAGAGGGATCTAAGGTAATTCCAGGAAACACTGGGTATAGTCAAATATATTATTGTGTTCAATTAGAAAATACTTATCAAGGAGTTCCTGTAGCTGCTTACGCTGATCAGTTGATTGGCACAAAGATAACGGGGCAGAATTCGGGTGTAACAGCGTTTGTTGATAGTATCATATTACCAGAGGATTCTGAAAGAGGTAATTTAACATTATACATTAATTACTTAAATTCTAGCACTTCCAATAACTCAACACAAATTTTCAGTGATGGGGAACCATTGGTTTGTAACGATTCTTTGTCTTCTGGTTTACTTGGAAATTCTACAATAGCACCTGGAACTCCTCTTGCTGTAACTTTATCAGCATCGGCAGCTGCTACTGGATCAGTATTTCAAATTGATAGTGGAATTTATTTTATTAGAGGAAATTTTGTAAATGTAGATAAGGAAAGTTTAATATT